TGTATTGGTATTTAGTAGAGCTTGTGTAAGAAGTGGATAAATTGCCTGTTGTTTGATTAGCAAATAATGGATAACGAGTTGCATTAGTTGTAGTGTCATCCGTTACAGTTGCATAAGCTGTTGGAGTAGTCCAAGTAGGAGTGCTAGTGCCATTAGAGGTTAAAACCTGACCAGTTGTGCCTAAAGCAGTAAATCCAGTTACACCAACAGCAGACTGCCAAGGAATAGAACCAGCTACTCCTCCAGCTAAATAAGTCGCATTAGTAGCATTTGTGGCAGATCCAACAGAAAGGGTAGATTGAGCTACATATTGAGGAGCAGATGCTCCAGCCGTTAATACATAGTTTGTAGTACCTAAAGCTAAAGTTGTAGTGGTTGCTGCGCCTGATTGATAAACAATAGATCCAGCAGCTCCACCAGCTACGTTTGTTGCAGTAGTAGCTAAAGTAGCAGTTGCTACAGCTCCGCTAACAATAGAACCCAAAATTGAAGTAATCCAAGTAGGATTTGAGTAACTTCCATTGGTATATACACCATTAGTGACAGTTGCAGCATTACCAGTAATGCCAATACCCCAAGTTCCACTAGCGTTTGTTCCTGTTGTAGAAGGTGCTCCAATAGTGTTATAGGAAATGGTTTGGGCAACAGATCCGTTATAAGTAATTGGTGAAACACCACCAGCACCACCACTATTGAATGTAACACTATTAGTTACACTTCCTGCTGATGTTGCAGTAGCAGCATTTCCACCAATACTTAATGAGGTGGCTGTGCCAGTTAATCCTGTGCCAGAGCCACTAAACTGCGAAGTAGCAGTAATAGTTGTTCCTCTTACAGTAGTAGCCGTTGTTAAGCCTACTGTAGTTCCATCAATAGAACCGCCTGTAATAGCAACTGCATTAGCATTTTGAGTAGACATTGTGCCAAGACCAGAAACCTGAGTATTGGCAATAGCAATAGTGGTATTAGTAACGCTAGTAACTTGACCGCTTGCATTAGTTGTAAATACAGGAACTGCGCTTGCAGATCCATAAGTGTTTGCTGTGCCTACAGGAGTAATGCTAAAAGTATTAGAAGTAAGGGTTAACCCTGTGCCAGCGTAATAAGTAGAAACTCCTGAGAACTGAACAAAAGTTATTGGGGTTACATTAATTGTTCCTGTATCAGCAGAGGTAGATACCCATGCAGTATTCGCTTGTGAGCCGTTTAAAACGACTGTGTAAGCTCCTGGAACTTCTGCCCATACATCCATGTCAACTGCTCTAGTCCATGCGCTTGCAGAGGCTATGTAAATGCCGTTTTGAGATGTAGTTCCTTGATTTTTTACTAATACTCTATCGCCAGCTAAAGTTGTATAGCCATCAATAGTTTGCAAACCTGACAAAGTAATGTTGGTTAAAGTTGCTACTTTACAGGCAGCTTTAGGGTTTAAACCTTGAGCTACTGTATCAACATAAAGTTTATTAACAATATCTGTAGCAGATGAAGGAGATGTTGAAATCTGTCCTGTAGCTGTAGAGATATTGGTAAAAACACCAGTAGAAGGCACTAAAGCACCGATTGTGGTGCTATTTATAGTGCTGTTGGTTATGATTAACCCTGATTGAACAGGATTAAGTGTTGCGTAAAAGGGCTGACCCTGACCTATAAATGTTTGAAAATTTCCATAAACATCAAAATAAGCCTGAACTGGCAGTAGATTTTGATCTACTGTTGAAGAAGGGCCAGCCATAATGCTCCTTAATAAGCTATTGCATTAACTAAAACAATATCACCAGCAGACATTGGAGCAGCAGCTCCAGTTGTTACAGAATAGCTAGTAAATGTTACTGATGTTGCTGAACTTGCAGTTAATTGCAAAAACAAAGTGCTACCACTTGTTACATCTGCTGCAAAAGCTAACCAGCCATTTACCGCAGTTGGCAAGGTAATTGAACCAGCAGAAGAACCACCAGTTCCCACTACAACTTTAAATACAAATGTAGAAACAGCAGTAATGGTTGCACCAGTACCCCATCCTGAACCTAAAGTAGGCAAAGTAGAAGAAGTGGCAATTAAGTTACCGCCCATTTGAAATACAGCAGGGTTGATAGTATCGCCTGTTAAAGGTGGGCTAAAAAATGCCCCACCAGGGCCTACTAAACCCAAACATACACCAGCATTATTAAACTGCGCTTGAACTGGAACTGTTTGAACTGTTACTGTTGAAGCTACTTGATTTGAACTCATTATGCAATCCCTTCACCAGGTGTAATTTCTGCACTAGAAGCTGCACTAGATAAGAACCAAGCATTAGGTGGAATACCACTAAATACTTGAACACCATTAGCAGGAATGTAAAAAGTATTATAAGAAGGTACAGTCAAAGCAGGAGCTGTAACGACAGGAGTTGAAGTCCCATCGTTAGGCTCTTGTGGTTGCCAAGATACTCGAATAGCACTAGAAGTAATGTTTACAATTCGATAACCTGAAGGGTACACATTGTTGCTAGACTTTACTTGAACAGCAGCCAAGCTACCAACCAAGTATGTTGGCCCAAAAGGGGCAAAAGCTGAATTGTAAGCCATTATTTAACTCCTTAAACTACATTAGCTGGAATTGGACTATCTTCGCAAGTTGAAACTTTAATCAACAAAGTACCAGCAGTTTGAGTAGCTGAAGAACCAGTAGAGTTTACTAAGCGAACAGTAACTTGATTTGCAGTATTTGTATAAGCATTTCCAATAGAAATACCTGTTACCAATCCAGCATCAAATTGAGCTTGAATAAAGTCATTAGGCTGAACACCAGGAACAGTCAAAGTAACATCAGAAGTTGTGCCTGAAATAGTTGTTGATGGAAGGGTTACTTGAACAATAGATTGGGCAATAATATTGCCACGACAGACAGTAGTCTTAGACATAGTTTTTCCTCTAAAAAAGGTAATTCAATTATAGGTTAAATAAGAAAAAAAGCCATACTTTTTGGGCATGGCTTTCTTTCTTTTACTTCATGGATTCTTAATAGAAGCCTGGGCTTAAATCATATCCGTAAATATACACGTCAACAGTCGCAGTAGCGAAAGCTGTAGAGATATTTACATATACAGTTTGAGCTGACTGAGCTGTATTAGGGTTAGATGCAGCAGAAATAGTTACATAAGATGGTGTAGTTTGACCAGTTAATGCTGCTGCTGTCAAAATGCTTGTAGTACCACCTTTATTTACTGCTGTGTAAACACCTAAGTTAACAGAAGCTACAGATTGTGTTGCTCCAGCGTTGTTTGCGTTAGCTACCACTACTGAAACAGGAACATAAAGTGCGCTGTTGTTAATTTGAACAGCAAAATCTGCTGCTGCTGCTGTTGAAACACCTTTCAACACACCTAGAACACGCAAAGCCTGTTGGCTATTAAGGTTCGATGGGTGAGTCGAATTTTGGACTGCTGGGCCTGGATTTGCCATGATTTTATTCCTTTATTTAGTTAAAAGGGAAGGGCTTTCGCCCCTCCGTTTATTACGCTGCTACTCGGCAAGCCAACTCTGGGTAGAGTGGAGCCCAGCCATAAAGAACGTCCACACGAGTTGGAATGGAATCGTTATTTATGGTGTACTGCCTCACGACTCTCATGGACAGACCGATTTCCTTGTCGGAAGCACGACCAGCGAAATGAACACCTTCAGGCAACTCAAGGTCAGCCATAGCCATTGTGAACGCATTGCGATGCATTACGATGTTTTGTGGGCTGACGATGCCAGAGCCACTTGCATTGTATTGTGAAGCAAAGAATGTCACAGCAGCAGTTGCTGATGGGCTAGGAATACTTACGTTCTGGAACTGACCACCAGAGATAACTGCTGGGGATACTGTTACAGAAACAGAAGAACCTGAAGCAACTGAAACAGCAGACTTAACTACGAATGAACGCAATTTGTTTGTGCCATAAGCTTGACGATTTTGTGGGTTAACTGCATACACACCAGCGATTTGGAATGTATCACCAGCGTTCAAGTTGATTGTGCCTGTATTAGCAGCAGTCAAAGTGATTGTGGATTGTGAAGCCCAACCAGAAGTCAAGAAACCAGTAGCAGTAGTTGTAGCTACAGAAGCAGTTACAGTAGAGCTTGAGAAGTTACCAAAAGTTTGTGACACGATGTTTTGGTCAAGCTTCCAGTTCATACCGCCTGAATCACGACCCATCAAGCCTTTTTCGTATTGCATACCAATCTTGTCGTTAGGAACGAAAAGACCTTTTAAGCTGTCTACGATAGTTGCAGATGTAAATGGTTCAACGATACATGATCTACGACCATCACGAGGAGCACCTTCAGAGTCAAGATACGCTTGAGCTGACAAGTATGTATAAAGACCAGTTGGAGGAGTACCAGCAGTACCAACGATGTTAGCTGTGTTCAAAGCTGCTGTAGTTGTGCCGTCAAAGTCAATTTTGTTGGCGATAGCTGCAACTGCTGGCTTCAGAATACGATCAGAGAACATATCCAAAGACAAAGCTAAGTCTTGAGTTGTGAACTGTGTATCAACGTGGAACTGAGTGCTTAAAGTAACAGGAACTGAAGTTTCGTTCAGATCTTCTACGTTCAAGGCCGGCCCTAGCGTCCCTACGAAGCGTCCAGGTCTCCTGACATTTACTGTGGCTCCAATTTTTGCGCCAACAACGGCAAATTGGTCATCATAGTTACGATCTACTTCTGATGTAAATGTTAATTCGTTTTCCAAGACCATTAACGCTTCGTTAGTGATCTTGCTGATAGTTAGCAAGGTATTTGCCATTTTAATTCTCCAAAAAAATTAGGTTTATCTGACTTTTCCAGCCTGTCTTGCAGCTTTCCATTGAGCATAAGTGCCATGAAATTCACCATTGGTGTCTATCATCACATCTTTGCCAACTTTGCCACCGCTTAACGGCTTGATCGGTTCAGGTGCTTTACTACTTGAAACAGTTTCCCTGACTTTTTCGGCTTTAGAAGATTTAGCTTCTTTTGCTTCAAATTTAGCTTCTAACTTGCCTATTTCTCTAAGAGCTTTAACAACTGGCATTTCTGTCAATCGTTTAGCAAAGTCATCATCTGATGCCAAGAAATATAGGAGTTGTGGCCCTACATCACTCTCTAAGATGGAATCTCGTATTTCGTCACCAACGACTATCGTACTAGACTGCACCATGCGATCAAAATCAGGCAGATCCGCTTTTGCTTTGGCTATCTTCTCATTCCAAGACTTTAAGATCTTTTCTTGAGTTTCTTTAGCTTTGCGACCAGCTTCCTCTGCATCCCTTTGCTTCAAAGCATTTTCAGCACTCCATTCCGCTAATGCCTCTGCATATTCAAAGGCATCATTGAACTGACTTGCTTGGGGTTTACCCTCGGCTTTTACAGTTTCCTGTTGTGGCTGTTGGACATTCCCTGCTTCATAACTCTTTAGCTTTTCTCTAAGTTCAAGAGCTTCAGCTTCCGCTTGTTTGGCTCTTTGAGTTACCTTATCGAATCGCTTATTAAGCTTATCTTTTTGCTTCTCAGGTTCTTGCTTCTTAGCTTCTTCCTTTGCTTCTGGTTCACTCTGTTCAACATCAACTTCTGGCTCTGAATCTTCCTTTACAGATTCAGCCTCAGTAGTGGCTTGTTCGTCAGCTAAACCTAATCTTTCTGCATAAAAGGTTGTTGCGTTATCACTTGTTACTACACTACTTGCTTCTCTTACTTCGGCCATGATTTCTCAAGCTCCTCTGTTATTTGATACGAAAATACTACTAAAAATAATTCTTGTCTATTTCTTTGATTCTTTTTTGGCTTGCTTGATCAAAGATTTTTGTTCTTTAAGTTGGGCTTTGTCCATGCCAGAAAACGGATTGGCTTTACCTTCTGGCTCATATTTAACGCCAGCTTTACGAGCCATTTCCTTCATTTTCCATTCAATTACATTTGCGCCTGTTACTGTTGCCATATATCCTCCGATTAGGTTGGCTTAATTATTGCTTTTCGTTTAATTCTTTTAAAATTGCATCTATAGCACCACGTTTGCCTATCTTAGCTTTGAGCAATGCATATTTTGGATGTTTTTTTGCTCTTTCATCTTGTTCATTTTTAGGCTTTTTAGTAGGCATTTCATCAGCTTCTTCCATTGGATTAAGCTTCTTTGCCATATATTCAGCACGATTTTCTGATGTAACAATATCTCTTTCCATTTTAAATTCCTCTTTCGATTGCTTCGTCTAAAGCTGCTCTTTCATTACGCATATCCATTCTAGCCAACAAAAGAGCTAATTGAGCCTTCATTTGCTCAATTTCTTTTTGAGTTTCAGTTTTAATAACTGTGTCATGAGCCTGAGTAGAGGTACGCATTTTTGAATCTTCTCTACGAACTTCGGCATCAATCTGAGCTTTCTGAAGCATAGCTTTGTCTTTTTGCTCTGCAACACTAGCACCATACTGAATATCCATTTGCATAGCCTGAATCTGCTGTTGCAACTGCTGGATAGTTTGTTGAGATTGAGCCAACTGCATTTGAGCTTGTGGAGGAACTGGTGATTTCTCATCAATTTGAGCCATTGGATTAGCAGCAGCCAATCGGTCAGCAATAATGTCTGCACCTGGGAAATCTGAGTTTCTAAAGATTAAGTCACCAGCAGTTTGCATCAAATTAGGATCAACTGAGAGCATCTGAACCATTGAATCAAAGGCTTCAGCACGTTTAGAAGCATAGCCTGGGCCTGTTTCCATTACCACGTCATATTGACCTACAGTTACATCATTTAATACTGTTTCAACGCCTTGATCATCAACGCCTGGCTGGTTAAGAGTTACTAACTCTCCTTTTCCATCTGCACCAATGATTCGCAATACTCGTTCTTTGTCATAAATATGAGGAATAAGGTCAACAATGATTCGCCCAGTTTGACGAATAGAACGAGTCAAATTGTCGTAATAATGGAAGTTAGTCATATCGGTTTGCTGTTGCATACCATTTATGGCTTTTCCAGATTGATTGCCATTAGGAAGCTGAGTTGGATCATAAATACCAACAACTGCTTTCAAGTCACCATCTAAACCTTGTAACGCTGTAACCATTCCTGCTGGAGGTGGTTCAGGTTGAATACGAGTAGGAACTGGAGCTGTTCTGCCTTCAGAGTCAGTTTGTTTATAACGCAATACAGGCATCGACTTGATGTTTGCCTGATTCCATTCCATTTCATGACCTTCATCCTGACCTTCTGCAAGGAGGAATTTTGCCTTTGGAGCAAGGGCAACAGATTCAGTAAGGGCAGTTGACCAGAAGTTATACATACGCTGTGGATCTTTAGCCATACGAGTAAGGCCAAACTTCTTCTTTTTGCTATCCACAATGAGTTGTTGACCATAAACAGGCACAACAGGAATATAACTACCAGCCCAATCCCTTTGTTCAAGGATCTGCATACCAGTTAATTTGCACCACTTAATCTGCTTTTTAATGGTTTCACGCTTAGAAACGACATAAATGCCAGCATCTTGCATGACTGTTTCTTTAGGCTTTTCATCTTCATAGCAAGTGGTTCCATCAGACAAAAGCAACAATTTCATGCGCTTACGTTCTGTATAGAAGTATTCTGCTACTCGAATATCTTCCCTTGTAATCCATTCGGATTGGCTATCTCCTGTGCCACGAGGAGTAAAGCCACCGCCATCGTCTGCGCCTGGATACATTTTACGAAAAGCTTCTTTGCTGATCACTTCAGTAATTAAGCATTTTTCTGCATCTGAGCCATCAGGTTCATTGGAATTAGGATCGAAATACACCATAAATGGGTTTTCAATGCGCTTAATATAGATTTCCTGATCAAAGCTATCAGGTCTTGGATAGTCATGAGTAATACGCCAATAGCCCCATCCCATACGAACTGCAAAATCAAAAGCATTATCGTAAGCAGAATCAGCATCAGATTGGTTTTCAATATGTCGGCAAATGCCAGTAATGATCTCCGCTACTTTCTCATCAGAATCATTATTCATGCCATGAGCCTTCATACGAGGCCGTTGCTGTCTTTGCTGATTAGTAATTTGTCGGCAATACGCATCAATCTTGTTGATGGTCAAATAAGGTCTAGATTCTAGTAATCGGCTATTTTGGATTTCTACAGGCCATTGATCACCACCAGCAAACTTTAGATCGTCTAAAGCCTCTACTCGGTTGTTTGAATCATTGTCGGAACAAAATCGCAGAAACTCTTTAGCTTCTTCAATTACTCCTGATTCGTAATCATCGCCATCTTCTGTGGAATAGATACCACCATTGCCTGAGTCATAGACCGCCATATTAGTTCCTTGTTAGCTCATCCAGCTTGACACATCATAATTCATCGGCTTACGTTTCACAACTTTCTTCTCTTGAATCATAAGCCCAATGTACCTAAAAGCATCTGCTCCATGCGAATAATTGTCATGAAGTGGCTTTTGACTAAAAGCTTTGGTGTCTGGATCTACATCGTACCGATAATGTCGCAAACAATCTAGCCCTGCTGCCGTATTATTTTTGTCAAAATAACATGATCCAAATATGGTTCTTGCAGCATTAATTGAATCAGCAATAGGAACCTTGCCAATAATTCTGACGTTATAGCCTGAGTTGCGAACAATATCTTCTAGGCTCCTACCGTTAGCTGCCAAAGTCTTATTTTGAGCATCATGAGGCAAATATAAGGTGTCATAGACATATCCGAATGTCTGCATCCTAGCCAATATTTCGCTGATTGTGGTCTGAGTTGTTTCAAAATAACGGATTAGCCTGGTTTCCATACCTACAAATTGAACAAACCAAACCGCAGTTGCATCAGCCCATCCAATATCGAATACCGCCATTACTGGCTTAGTAGCATCGTATGGCACATTGGTTATTCGTTGGTCTTGCTCTGCTCTAGCCATTTCTTTAGCAAATACAGCTCCATCAATGGTTGACCTTGTAAAGCCTTCCCATACGTTCTGATAAGCCTCAAAATCCCTAGTTCTTAGGGTATTTCGTTCAATATCCAATACTTCAGGAAACCAAGGGTTATCGTTCCAGTTAACTTTTTGCACTACAGCATTATCAGGAGGACTAATGACAAACCGCTTATAGGTTTCATCTGTTGGCAGTTCTGGATTAAAAGTAATCCAAATTTCGCTATTTTCTTTACGAATGGTAGGGATCAAAATATCCCAAGAAACTGCTGTTACGTTGTTTGCTTCCTCTACCCAGCAGTAATCAATGCCCTCAATAGACTTTAAGCCGTTGATATTGTTCTTGATTCCAGCAAAGATAAACTCTGTGCCATTTACCCCTCTGATTGAGGTCTGAGTAATCTCATATAGGCTTTCAAGCCTTAAATTGTAGATTTGATCTACCAAAAGTTTGTGAACTGAGTCTTTAATGGAAGTCTGAAACTCCCTAGCGCATAAGATTCTGACTGTTCTTGTTGCACCTATGCAGAGTAATGCCCTAGCTACAGAATGAGATTTACCAGCTCCACGCCCACCATAAAGAACACGATAACGGCTGTTTTTTGGTTCAAATAGGCATTTTAGTTTGGCAGGAAATTGGGGCCAAATAACCCCTTTTTCGTCAATCTTTGTTTCCATCAGGCTCTACAAAGCTCATAGCTATTGCGCTAATGACTGTTCCATCAGATGAAGTAATGTCGGTAGCCTGTATTGGCTTTCCTTCTACTCTATCCATAATGATGCTTAATGCAGCAAGACTTCCATCTTCAGCTTCTTTAAAAATGCCTTCAATAATCTTTTCCATCTTTTCAGGATTGGCAAGAATAAACCTTTTCATCTGCTCAGTAAAAGGCTTCTTCTTAGCATTTTGATTGCCAATAGGAGCCCCTACCTTTTTAGGTTCATCAGGAATAATTGATTCTTGTTCCATGTCCATGATTTTATTGGATATTAAAGTTAGTAAACAATTACTTACTCATTAGCCATTGAATCGCTATTAGCTTCAGCCTGATCTACATCAGCTTGCACCTCTGGACTATTTTGCACATTCTTCCATTGGTCTTGCAACTCTTGTGGCACTCCAGGTTGATTGATAACTGCGTTCATATCCGCTTGAATTTCATCAATGCTTTGCGGAACAGGATAAGGAAGGTAAAAATTAGGGCTTGTCATTCCGCTACTACTTCTACTGGAGTTTGCTCTTTTACTTGAGGTTCAGCAATAGCCTGAATTTGATCAATTAGGGGTTTAGCAAATCTATACGGCATTTGGTCGCAATAAGACAAAATAGCGTTTAGTTGTTCAATAGTGAATGTTACGTTCATTTTTTACCTTTCGTTTTCTTTGTTGCTTCTTTTTTAACTGCGTAACTAATGGCAACGGCTTGTTTTACTGGTTTACCAGCTTTTACTTCGGTTTTAATATTTTCTTTAAATGCTTTAGGGCTTGCTGATTTTTTGAGTGGCATGGTCTTGCTCCGAGTTGTAGCTTTTTTAAGAGCTGGTTTACGAGGTTTATCTTCATCTAACAACTGCTGAAGTCTTGTTTCTCTAAATTTGGCTGATTCATTGTTAAATGCTGCCCAAGAAGTGATGATTTGTTCTGTGGTCATAGACTTTGATTTCCAAGGCCATGCATTTTTTAACCATTTAAGCATTTTCAGACTCCTCTTGAAAGCAAATATCTTGCCAGCTCATGACTAGGTATTTAACGCCATCTTCAACATAAGGGAAGTATTTAAGATATTCCTCGCCTTTGTCATCGTTCATAGTGCCAAATCGAACTCTAGCTCCTACTTGAATAGGCATATCTTCTCTGCGACCACCTGATAATTTCTTTCCAGGGCCTACAGCTATGACTGTACCCATGTTTTCTACTTCTTTGTTATCAACAAAAATAATGCTAGAAAGCTCTCGAACATCAGGTTTTACAACAATTTTGTCTGCTAATGGCTTTAAATTCATGCTTTTCTTGGCCTTCCTGGTTTCTTTTTTGGTTCAGAAATCAATACTGGTTCAGTCATCATTTGAACTATTTGCTCTAAAGCTAAACTTTCAGTCAGTTGCCACTCGCCACACCAATCGTCATTGGATTTATTAACGGCAGAAGGGAATCGCTTACAGATTCCCATGCGTTCACCTACAACGAAAAATAGACAGGAATTACAACTGTCTTTATTCTTTTCTACAGCCATTAACTTCTCCGATTAGTTTTTGGTTAGAAAGCCTTGGGAGGTCACGCACCCAGGGCTTTCGCATTACATAGGGTCTTTTTCGTTTTTATCTTCTGCGCCATAAGCTGTGCGCTTATGCTCATAGCAAACACCAGCAGTACGGCCTGTGTTGAACTCTTTGTCAGAGCCAATAGCATCTTCTTTGCCCATAGCGACACCGCCACGAACTGCTTTAGCATGACGTTCGCCTTTAGTATCGGCTGCATCAGCACCTTTAGGAACTACTACACCCTTGGCTGGTACGCCTTTAGTGCTGTTTGGATTAGTTGTTTTGCCCATTGCCATTTTAATTTTCCTTTTGCAAAAGAAGCTACAAATCGTAGCTCCGTTAATTTTAGGTCAATCTTAACCCATGTCAAGCATTTTAATTAATCTAATGGCAGCATCAACTGAATCTATCCGACTGACTGCTCCACCTCGCCAGGTTTGCATAAACTTTACTTGAGGATCAGTAAATGCAGCTTTTGAATCTCGCTTAATCTCAACTAAACAACTTACGCCTTTGTAGCCAATTAACAGATCTGGACAGCCTTGGCCTACTCTAGAAAGATTTAAAACAGAAGCCCCCAACGCTATAAACGTATGAATTATTTGATTTTGGTTTTCATCCACTCGTTTTTTGTAATAAGTCATTGGTTTTTTCTATTAATTCTTCAGGGCTTATTCCCCAATAAGATGTAAATCCTTTAGCCCCAAGTGCGTGATAACTGGAATCTCCAAGTCGATGATGGTAAGCGCATAAGGGGATGACAGGCGCAAGATTTCTTTTTCCTCCATACCTTCTAACGTGATGCATTTCCACTTCTGTATCGGTTGTTTCAATTCCTTGCTGCCTACACAATATGCAGCCCAATCGTGTCAATTTTGCATAAATCTCTTTTTCTGCTTTGGTTGCCATTAAAAAAGTTCCGTTAAATCGACATATTTAAACAATGTTTTAGGAACATCATAATAAGCTTCATGCTTAGTTTCATCACGCATTTCTATGGTCGGAAAGCTTAAAGCTTTTGTTCCTGTGATCCAGTAAGCATGAGTCATATCTTGGTTTAATGCAAAAAACAGCGTTTTAGGTATTTCTAGCATATGTTTTTTTCTTACAGGCACATGGATTGTAGGAAAAGGACAATGGGGATTCCAAGATCTAACCTCAACTTCGGCAAACCCTACAGGAACAGAGCCCCTATGAATAATTAAGTCTGTGCCATAAATATCAGGATTATCTAAAGCTGTAAGCCCCCATTTCATAGAAATCCATTCAGCTACCGCAGCTCTAGCTGGAGGATCGTATTTGTCATGAAGGGCCTGATCAAACTTTTTTATCTTCACCAGCAATATCCTGTAGTTTTAAGGCCATTTCTACTAAATCGGTAGCAATTTCATAAGCTCTTTGCTTATCTTGTTTGAGCATTGCATCGTAATAACCATCCAAAAGCTTTTTGGATACTAAAAAAGGTAAGCTAAAGTCTTTCATTTTTTTCCTTTTAAGTGAAAAGTATTGATTGAGTTAAAACTTTGCCACCAGCATCATATTGTTTTGTTTCACCTTTTGGATAAGGCAAAACATCATAATTAAGTTTGCGTTGCAACAATTTTTTGTCTGTTTTTGTGCCATGAAAGTATATGTATCTATGTTTTGCGCTTCTAAATTGCCTTATGGATGGGTCTGTAGCGTGTCTACTATGTTTTCCTTTACCAGCACTCATATCTGTGCGTTCTTTAGTAGTTCCAGTAAACAAAAAGTTTGTAGCTTGATACACATAACCTACATGACCTTGCGCTGTATCTGCATAGGAAACAATAATTTTAGGTTTAGGCAACATTTTGATTGAATTTCCAACCAAAAAACTAGACTGATTTTTAGTGTTATGAAGCAAACAAAGTCTATTTAATTCAAGCACAAATTCCTTGTAATCTTTACCGCAAATACCTTCACAAAGACTGTTAGATGCTGGAGTACCATAAGTTACAACTCCAACTAATTGATTTTCCTCATAAAGTCCAAAAGCGTAACTTATGCAAGGAAGTCGCTTTGCATAATGTTTTTCCATTATCCAAGGCACAGCTTCTTCAGACTTTATTGGAATAACAATTAATTTAATAGGCATTACATATTTCCTTGTCTGCGATTAGAAGATAAAGTGCGCCAAATATCAATAATCCGCATTTCATGATTGCGTTCATTGTCTATTTTCTTAAATTGTTTTAAAGCTTCAGTCCAAGCTTGTACCGCTTGTGCGTATTTATCGCTTGATAGAGCCTTTGCTTCTCTTTCTGCTACTGTGCCTTCAGCCAATAGAAAAGAATGGCTCTTAGCCTGTTTTAAGCCTTCCTCAAGGTATTTAACTTGACCAGCCCAAGCTGCATGAGATTCATCTGTAGAAGAAAGTTTAATTAATGCTTCTTCCACCCTGTTTTCCGTTAATTGTTCAAGATTCATTTCCATTCTCCATATTCATCTGCTCTATTTCCCTTCATCCATTGGTTTTCTAAATCTCTTAATAATTCCTTACTAAATCTGCTTTTTTGCAAATAAATTCTAAATTGCGCCAAACCCCACGTTCTTCGCCAATAAATAAGCTGGCGCACAGCACATCGATGTTTATGCTTTTCTTCATCCATCTAATCGTTTTTTAAGGAGTTCAAAAGCGGTTGCTGCCACTCTTGGAACTTGTGCATTTCCAATGGCTTTAATTCTGTCCACTTGTCCGGAAAGTCCATTATGAGTTCTACATAATCCGGATGATAGTATTGCTCTGAGTCCTTGCTCGTTCTTATCCACTCGGTTGTAAACGATGCCCTGTAATCTTGGCTTCCCCAATATCTTTTGCTTGCTGCGCCTCTCCACATGCTGGTGACTGGAGTCGGAAGCCAACACCCATATTCGTTCTCTCCGATGGGGCAGTCCGATGTAGTCTGCTCCCAACACACCCCATTCCGCATCGAACCCCATTTGGGCCAAATCTGCAAGGACTCGTTCGAGTCCTCGAGAAGTGAGCATTGGACTGTTTTCAATGAATGCGTATTTGGGTCGTACTTCGCCAATAATCCTTGCCATCTCTCGCCACATTCCGCTTCTTTCGCCTTCAATGCCCCCCCCTTTTCCTGCTGCGCTGATGTCTTGACATGGAAATCCGCCAGAAATGACATCAACAATTCCTCGCCAAGGCTTTCCATCAAAGGTTTGAACGTCATCCCATATTGGGAAACTCGGCAAAAGTCCATCGTTTTGCCTGGCGCACAATACGCTTGCTGGATAGGCTTCCCATTCGACTGCACAGACTGTTCGCCATCCAAGCAAATGTCCCCCAAGTATTCCTCCACCAGCACCTTCGAAAAGAGCCAACTCATTCATGCCACCTTCCTTTTATCCCTAAAATCTAGAATAAATTTCCTCATTTCTTGGTAACTGTTGAACCTGGCTCTACTCGGATCTCCACCACATTCAATCCTATAAGCAGCTTCAATCTGAGCATCAGTACCTAAAGGCATTAGCTTTTCTTCAGGAGCTTGCTCAATTACCACCTCATCCAGCCAATGCTGACCTTTTAACCAGCGTTCAGGGTCTTTCCTAAACTTGTTATCAGGCTTGGCTTTTTTGTCTGCTTTAGCCTTTTCAACAATTTTTTGTAATAAATCGTCTTTGAAGGCTATTTTTGACCATGCCTTTAGTGAATTTGGTTTGCCTACTTTTTTATCATAAGCATCCCAAAATAAATCAAAGCCGATAGGCTGTATGTTTTTTATTGGTTTATGGTTATTGGTTATTGGTTTATGGTTAGCATTGCCTTCGGATTGCGTTGGTATTGCGTTCGCATCAACTTCCTTATGTTTACTGCTCCAGCGAGCCATTGCGGATGCTCTAGCACTAGCTGATTTACCATGAAATTTAGCTATTCCATCCTCGCATCTTTTATGAATATACCCAAATTCAGTCAATTCAAAGAAGTCTGTTAATACGTTTTGAAGCGATTGCTGTTCTTCCGCAGTCCGAACGCTATGCGAACGCATAAGCTTCGCAAGGTCATTACTTAAAGGAATTTCATCCAAATAATAACTATCTAAAAGTTGCCTATAAATTCCATGCTCAAGCAACGATAGATGAGAAGTATCTTTCCGATAATCCCCAATATTGTGTTGGTAGTAGTGCATTTCAGCCCTTCTTAAAAAGATCAGGTCTTAACATTTCTCTTGTTAAACGCAGCTCTGAAAGCTCCTCAATTTGTCGTAAATACTTGAATGGAACCTTAGTAGAGTTCCATAAATAGATTGTCTGGGGCTTAATTCCAAGCTTTTCAGCCAGGTTTATCAGGCTTCCAAATTCAATCTTTAATAAATCTGATGGGTTCATGTATTGCTCCTTTTTCTCTATCATATAGCAAAAATATAGGAAAATGCGAGCATTAGGGAATCCCCCTATAAAAATAATTGAAAAAACCTATTGCAAACCTATATTTTGATCTATACTGAATCCAGTTCAACAAGTGATGAAGGGAAATAACATGAAACAAGTAATTGACTTTGTAGGTGTAGCAGCTCTTGGTGTAGTTTTAGGATTAATGTTTGCTTATGCTCTTTTAGGAGGGTTTTAATCATGGGAATGAACAGAGCTGATGCTTACTATGAACCAAATGATTACGATGATCGTTCTGATGAGATTGAGGAACGTACCTGGCAACTTTTAAAAGTTGGTGGCAAATTTGACTATAGAACTTCAGGGGCTATTTCTGAGGCTTTAAGTGAAATGGGAGTTGATGATTCTCAAGCTTTGCAAGATGTTATTGATTCAGGTGATTACGAGCAATTAGGTAAAAAACTAATTTCAATGGCTTGTGAATACATGGAAGGTCATGCCAAAAAAGTAGCAGAGTTTGAAATTAACGATTAAGGAAAAGTGATGACTAAATTTTTAGAACTACGCAAAATCAATGTAAACGAGCATACTGAAAAGAAAGGTAAGTTCACTTATTTAAGCTGGTCTTGGGCTGTTGACCAGCTCCTTCAACAAGATCCTCAAGCTACCTGGACTTATGGAGATCCAGTTTACTTTGCTGAAACCCTAATGGTATTTTGCTCAGTAACGGCTTTTGGCAAAACTATGACAGCTCAAATGCCTGTCATTAATAATCAAAACAAAGCTATTGCTAATCCTGATGCAATGGCAGTAAATACAGCAATGCAACGATGCCTGGTTAAAGCTATTGCTTTGCATGGTCTGGCTTTGTATATCTATTCTGGTGAAGATCTTCCTGATGAAGATGTACCTGATTTGACTGTATTAGCAAAAGAATGGGCAGCAGAAATCAATGTATGCAAAACCATTGACGATTTAAAACAAGTTTATGGAACAGCTTATTCTGCTGTAGCTAAAGACAAAAATGCCGTTCAAATAATTGCTAATGCAAAAGACCTACAAAAAGGCATTTTAATGGCGTTGCAATCATGAGCTGGGCAGACAAAGTAGCCATAGCTACGTTAGTTATAGCTTCAGTAATCCTAATGTCAGTAATTCGTTTAGCTATTCGTTTGGGGGGCATATGAACAAACCAGTAGCGTGGATGTTTGAAAAAGATGGTGCATATATGTGCATTAAACACGACAACAAAGTTAATTATGATGGCGGTATTCCACTCTACATTCATCCAGCAAAGACACTAACAGATGAAGAAATAATCAAAGTAAATGAAGATATTGGGACTTGTTGGGATGTTCCTCATAGGTTTGCAATTCAAATTGCTAGAGCAATACTAAGAAAGGCTAGTGAGAAATGAACAATGAACCAGTAGCGTGGATAGATAAAAACACAGGCAAGCCAAGAATGGAAGGTTTTATTCAGACTGACTACGATATTCCACTCTACACCCATCCAGCAAAAACGCTAACAGATGAGGAGATAAATGTAGTAGCTATTCTTCAAGATGCAGAAATTGTGCCACTAGGGCATGAAATTTGGAAAACTGGGGAAGAATTTAACAAATACAAAAAGATTGTATTAGCTACTGCTAAAGCACTAAGAAAGGCACAAGAATGAACGCAAATGAACTTATTAAGGAATTGGAATTTACTGCAATGCCTTGTTTACAAGAAGCAGTTACCACGATACGCCAGCAACAAGCTGAAATAGAAGCGTTGAAAATGGAAATACATTCTTTAACTTATGGCGAAAGACTTGCTGAATACTTAAGAAAGGCACAAGAGTGAACGCATTTCCATATAACCCTACATTCAATCCTGAACATAACGGAATGGATTTGCGTGATTACTTTGCGGCTAAAGCTATGCCATTGGCTTTTAAAGTTTGGGAAAATTACCATTCAAGCGAAGAAAATGATGACACTTACAAAACTAGCAATTTTCAAGCAGATAAACATTATCAAGAATTGATTGCCAATACTGCTTATCAATTTGCTGACGCAATGATGGAAGCAAGAAAATGACCACTTTTACAACTGAGGATAGGATTGCCGTAGAACAAGGTACTCCAGAGTGGCATCAGCTTAGATTAGGCAAGGTAACGGCTTCTAGAGTAGCCGACATATTGGCTAAGACTAAGACAGGGCCATCCGCTTCTAGACAGAATTACCTTATTGAATTAGCCTTACAGCGCACTACAGGCATCATTCAAGAATCTTACTCCAATGCAGCAATGGAGTGGGGTACTCAAACCGAACCACAAGCAAGGGTAGCTTATGAAGTTAATACCAATAATTTTGTCGATCAAGTCGCTTTCATCGACCATCCTAGTATTGAGTGGTTTGGCTGTAGCCCTGATGGGCTTGTGTCTGATAGGGGGATTGTGGAAATTAAGTGTCCTAATAGCGCAACTCATTGGGAATATTTCAAAGCTAAAAAAGCACCTAACAAATATGTTATCCAAATGCAAACGCAAATGGCTGTAACTGGTAGGGATTGGTGCGACTTTATTAGTTTTGATCCTCGGATGCCTGAACGTAGTCAGTTGCTAATTGTGCGAGTTGATAGGGATCAAGCTTTTATTGCTGAAATGGAAGCAGAAGTTAAGCAGTTTTTGAGTGAAGTAGAAGTGGAAGTAAATTTGATGAAGGGAAATTAAATGGCTATTAAATGGTATGTAAAGGCTCCAGTTTCGGAATATGTAGCTCAAGATGGCACAAGTAAAAAACGATATGCTACAGTTGGGATTGTTACCGAAACTAAAAAAGGTGACTTAATGTTGAAATTAGAAATGATTCCATTATTAGGACTTAAAGAAGGTTCTTTTTGGGCCTATCTCAATGTTCCTGAAGATAAAGTAGATACACCTAAATCTTCTAATTTGGCTGATCTTGAGTCCGATATTCCGTTCTAGGAGAAATCATGAAAAAAATAATTTGCGCTTTATTGTTTTTGATTGCAATTTCAGCTTATGGTCAACAACAAGTAATTACTTGTAAAACCCCTGCTGGAGCTGTATTTGTTTATTCAGGCTATTCTTGCCCACCTGGATCAATCAGAGTTTTTTAAGGAGGCCGTATGAATCATCATATTTGGACTGCAAGTGGTACTGACATTACTTTGCGCTGGAGAAAAGCTGGTTGGGTTCCTCCATCAGAGATCCAGTCATACAAAGACAAATGGAAATACTTTCAAGAGCTTCCATTGCGTTCTTTAGATGAGCAAGGCAAAATTGAGTATGAAGGCACTCTTAAACTCAATAAAATCTTTAGGATCAAATAATGGCAACTAAACTAAAAGTTTTGGTTCCTGCTATCAAGGAAAAGTCTGGAAAAGTTATTGTGGCTAAGTCAAAAGCTTATAGCCATGATGAACTTAAAAAGATGGCTGGCAAAGCTGCCAAAGGCGCAAAGCATGAATTTGAGCTTTCTAATGGCAGAATTGTTACTCGTAAAGTAGCAGCAAAAGTAGCTGAAAAAGCTGGAGAAGTTCCTAAGTCTGTAGGAAAAAAACTACATTCTCATAATCTTCGTAGAGCTGAAGGCATTAAAAAGAAAAAAATGTAATGAGTAATGACGAGGCCATGATTTTCAATGCAATCGTAATGATTGGCTTCGCCTTTATTATTTGGTATTTAATCGGAAAAGATAATGACAAGTGAAGATATACCTTTTGCTGGAAACGTGAAAGTTCCATCAGATGATTGTGAAGAAGCATTTTTTGCTGTTTATCCTGATTTCTTTTATGAAGGATCTACAGCTCTTAATCTGTGGACTCAAGCCTGGCAAGCATCTTTAGACCATGTTGAGAACAAAAAGCCTTTAATTCAGCTTATATGACAAAAAAGCCCAAAAGAAGTAAGCATGAGCAAGAAGCAATGGCTGAATATTTAACTAAAAAATTTGCTGAGATTGATGCTCAACAAGAGTTAATTCCAGTAGTGATGCAAAGAGGTGAATGGGAAGCTCTTAAATACACAATAGAGCTTGCCCTTAACCTTAAACATAAAAAACGATTACATCGCTAAAATATCCATTGCTTTATGAGTTTTGTCTATTCTGTCTTGCAGACCTAAGACACCACCATTAATGCGTTTTGTAATTAATTCCCACGATTCATTATCGGCAAGGTCGTTTAAGTTTCTTTTGTTCCAGAACCATCCAGCAGACATACAAGCCCATTCAGGATCTAATAGAAGCTCTGGATGCTCTGCAAATGGTTGACCTAATGCATTTCCACAAGCAGTTACGTTAGAACGGCCTGTAAGCTGTATAACGCCTCTGCCATGAAATTTCCAGCCATCACCATCTTCAGTATTACCAAGATCAGCTCTACCGCCATAAACCTTGTTTGCAATAGCTTCTGGATTGTTTGCGTATTTCTCAGCAGTTGCATCATCAGGAAAACGAGAAGGCCAAACTCTCATCAAAGCACCAGCAGAATAATGAAGGTTTTCTTCTAGGGTTTTAAAATTATTAGATTCATGCTGGCATTGGCCTATAAAGGCTGCTTGGCGTTTTGGAGTATCTATGCCATATTTGGCAAAAGTATCATTTAAAGGTTTGAGCCATTTAGGATCAATTCCTAATGCTTGAAGCTGTTGATTATTTAATTGCATCATATTGTTTATAACAAGCATCTAGACCAGTTCTTATTTGGTCTGCTCTGGCAGCTTCCCTGATAAGAAATTCTGCATCTTCGGCATAAAGGGTTGCCCCAGTTCCACTTTGTCCATTGCTGGTGGTGTCAGAACGGCTGGGCCTGTTCCGCAACTGGACAAGAGCATTAGCAAGCTGATTATTGATAGACTGTATTTGAGCATCTTTAACTTTCCTTATTTCGTCAGTTTTGGCTTGTTGTTCAATTTCTTTTTTCCTTGTTTCTTCAATAATTGATGCTTTAAAAGCCAAGAATCGACTATGTTCAAAATTGTAACCAAGGTAAGCGGAAAAGAGTAAAGCAAAAGCAATAGCTACAAGTTTGACATAAGTAAGTATTGGTAAAGGAAACATTATTCTATTGGTTTAGAAGTTATAAAGCGCAATATAGCAACGATAATGCCAATAACAATAAGACAAATGCCATAATATTTTGGATCAATAAGGTTTTGGACATAAGAAAAGTTGTCAAATAAAGCTCCAAAAATCACCAATGCTAATGAAAACCACATTGTTTTTGATCTTTGAGCTTTCATTTTGAATGATAAAGACCAGCAACAAAGCTTAGTAATCCGCTAATTCCAGATACTAAAGCCATTCCAACCCATAAACCACCTGATGATTTATCGGCAATACTGACAAGGCGATCAATAGAGCTTTCTAGCTTATCAATTTTCTTTTCCATTGAATCAAATTTACGCTCATAATCTTCGACTTTTTGCCAAAGAACACCATATCTAACTGGATCAAAATCGAAAGACATTTCATAAATCCTTATTTACCAATATTTTTTAATTTTACGTTAGATATAAAAAATAAATTTACTGTTCTTCTTGCGTTTTATTGATATTTTGTAACATATCAGCAAGAGCATTAGCTTTTTTCTGACCTATGCCTGTTTTTTCAGATAATTTAGAAAGTGCTTTTGCGCCACGACCACCAGCATATAAAGCTTCTCCAACCAATCTAGGTGTTTGAAATGGAATTGCTGCCCAAAATGCAGGATTTACTAATCCAGCTAGAGTTGAAGCATTTTCAACAGTTCCAGCCAATCCTCTGGCAACAGGAGAACTCATAGCTTGTCCTGATAAAGCATTAATAAATGGTCTACCACCTTCTTGTTCTAATTGTTGAGCAAGAGTTAATCTTTGACCATAATTTGTATTTACATTGTTTCTTGTAATGCTTTGCAATTTACGCATTGCAGTATCAGCAGAAGCTTTATTTCCCAGAGAAAGAGCTTTTTCAATTTCTTTAATTGTGTCTGAAGCCTCATGATAATCATTCATTACTTGAGCATATTTAGGGGCTTGAGCAGAAATAGTGTCTTTAACAGCGTTATAAATATTTCCGCCAATACGATTTGAATTAGCTTCCTCGTATGGAATACGATTTGTAATTGCTCCAATTCGTTGTTTTAATGCATCTAAACCTTCAGGTGTATGATATTCAGCAGGGTTTAAATTTCTCCAGGCATTAATTTCTTTAGACAATTCATCAATATTTTGCAATGCAATATCATCTTTTGCTTTTCCTTTAAAAGAAATAGAATCTTTAGCTTTTTGTAATGCAGAATCAATATCATTAAAACTTAAGACAGATTTATCTCCTGTTATATCTGTCATGCCTGAACGATAAGCATTGCTTCTGTTTTCATGCATTTTTGCTAAATTAGCTCTAGCAGCGTCTAACGGAGCATTTATAGGTGCATTACCACGCATTTGATTTACAAATGAAGTATCGCCTGTGAAACCAGCTTTTGCTGCATTGGCAATGTTTTCTGAACCAACTCCAGTAAGAGAACCAAGCAAAGGCTTTCCTACTGCTGAAACAACATTTCCTGTAGCTGTTACAGGATTTACATTTTCAGCAACTTTTTCTGCTGTTTGCAATACTTTTTCAGGAACACCTGCTTTTTCAGCTAAATTTGCAGCTTTTTCAATAACCCCTGTTTTACTTGCCAAAGATGAGCCACCAGACAAAATGGCAGCAACATCACTAGCAACTCCTACTGGGTCTGTAGCAATTGCTTCTTTAAAGCCTTCGCTTGTGCCATATCTGTTTTTATATAAATGGCCTACAGCATTAGCTGTTTGAACTGCTCTCTCTTTAGCATCAGGATTCCAATCTGCTTTATCAATCCAATCAGCAATATGATTTGGAGTAATATTGTGCAAAGTTCCTGCTGCTAAATCCATTACACCGCCAGCAGTTCTAATGGGATGTCTTACTGTTTCATAAATATTTTTTCCAAATTCTATTGCACTTTTTGGAACATTTGTAATTGCTTGAATAGGAACATCAGCCCAATCAATACCCTCTTGTTCAGTATTTTTTAAAATACTAGAAATATCTTGACTTGAAATTTTAGGCGCAGGCTCTTCAACTTTGCCACCTTTAATAATTCCAGACAAATCTTGAGCTGTTATTCCCATTATTTACCTACTAAATCAAGTAATTTTTGACGTTTGTTCATCAACTCTTGAATTTGAGCATCTGACATTCCTGAAAATTCTTTAGCTAGATGTTGTTTATCTGCTTTAGTTAAATCTTTAACAGATTTATCTCCAATAACGCTAATTAAATGAACAACTTTAGGTTCAGCAACTTTTGAATAATCATTGTTAAATTGATTTACAGATTGCAAATTAGGCTTATTAATATCTCCACCATGATTCAATAATCCTCTTTGATAAAGCTCTTGCCCCATCAAATTGCCATTATCTTTATAAATAATTTCTCTTAATGCCCCTCTATTAGTTCCAAATGAGCCAAAAGCAGACCTTTGAGAAGATTGATCTTGATTAGACCTTGCAGATTCATAACGAATACGTTGTTCAAGATATTTAATAATTTCTTGTTGTTTGTCATTAAGACCAATTCCACCAGTTTTATTGGCAATAGCATTAGAAATTGCTCCAATATCAAGGCTTGGGTCATCCAACAATTTTTGTATTTTTTCGTTGGTATATCTTTGATTTGGAACTGCATCAGGCTCATTAATGTTTAATGCTTTTTGAGCCGTTGGAAGCATTTTTGAAACTTCACCTGCACGAGTTCTAAACGCATCATAAGGCTCTCCTGCAATGTAAGGAACAGCCGATGAACCTTTAGGTTGACTCATAGCTTGAGCAGTTACACCACCTGTAGATGCTGGAGCAGTTGTTCTTGCTGGTACATTAGATGGCATATTTGTAACATTTGCACCGCCTCCTTGTACTGGAGCAGCTTGAACAGAAACAGGTCTATTTTCAAGATTTCCTGCTTGTGGAACACCGCCACCTCCAAAAGCCATTGGTGCTCCTGTAGGAGATGTAGCAACTTGTGGAGCAAGTGATTTTTGTAAATATGGCCCAGTAGGAACTCCAGGCTGTTCTGCTGCTAATAATTGATTGCCTGTTGCAGTTGATACTATATTTCCTCCAACATCAACTTGCGAAACTTTTGGATAAAGCGCTTCTAATTGACCTTGTGCGGTCAAAGAACGAGCCATATTTTGAGCTAACCATGCTTTTAATTGTTTTTCATTTCCACCTACAGGTAAGCCAGATAATGTTTGTTGCACTACATTATCAGGAGTTCCAGCATTTTTAGCGTGAGTTTTAACAGAATCAATAATGTCTTGTGCCGTTAAATCAGGATTATTAATTAATCTTTGTTGGTCTTGAATAACATTAGTTAAATGACTTTGATAATTTGCTAATTGTGATGTATCAGCTTCAGCAGTTGCTTTTTTAGCTGTTGCTTTACCAGTTTCAATTTCAGAAGGCAATAATGCTTTCTTTTTTTGCAGTTCTAAAGTTTTGCCTGAAATGTCAAGCATATCCGCAATAGTCAAAGGTTTTGGAGCATTTTGATTACCATAAATGCTTGCATCAATATTTTGACCTAATGATGGAACTGAAACTCCGCTTGTGCCAATTGCCATATTTATTCCTTAATTAAGCTGGTACAAATCCACCAATACCAGTACCACCGCCACCCATATTGCTATAACCTCCAGAAGGTGCGCCACCAATTTGAGGTGCGTTCCAATTTTGAGAACTAAGAGAAGATAAAGCACTTCCAGAATTTGCATTATTTTGACCAAGTGCCGTAGCATACCCAATACTTCCTAATGAATTTGCTGCTCCACCATAAATATTGCCTTGTGCAATTTGAGAAGCAGCAGTAGCATTAGCAGAACCAATTCCTAAATTTGCAATATTGGTTGCAGTACCAAGTTGAGCATTTGCAGATCCTGTAGAACCAGCAAGACCTACATTAGTATTAGCTAAATCAATAGCTGCAATATTGCCTCTTTGGGTTTGAAAGTTATTAAATGCGTTTTGATAAGCATTAGAAGCATAATCTTCAGCAAATTTGGTTCTAGCCATATTTGCATTAGAACCACCACCCCCTACGTTTACATTCTCGCTGGTAGCCCCTAGTCCTTCATTTTTCATAAATTGATAATTGGGAGATAAATTAGAATACAAATCAGCAGCAGTAAACTGTTGATTAAAATAAGGATTATTTGCAGTAAGGCTACTTAAAGGAGTTGTTCCATAATTTGCATACGGAGTAAATTGCTGAGAAGCAGTTTGACCGGCAGCTAATAAAGCTCCTTGATTTTGCGTTGCAGCATTAGCTTGAGTTTGTGCAGCATTTTGCTGTCCTTGCGAACTCATATAAGCACCGCCTAAAACGGCTGCGCCTCCAATTACTGCTGCTGTTATTCCACCTGCCATAATGCTTCTCCCTAATCACTAAAACCGAGATTATTAGCTAATAACATTTTAATGCCATTAGAAAGCTTTTCGGTATCTTTTTGTTCAGTTTTATGTTCTAAAATTCGATTAGACATTAATCCACATTCAGGAATAATGTATAACCTATCCTCTATTGTTGCTATATCCGTACAATCATCTGGATTTTCGTAAATATCAATCCAAATAAGTTCTTCATCAAATACACGACCAACTCGCTTAATTCCTGCTGGAGCATCAAATTCCATAGGAGCTGTCAAAGTCTTTATTTCATCATCAATATTGACAGATATTGTTCCCTTTTTAAGAATTACTTTATAAGGGGTTTTATGTTCAGCTCCAACAATAACTGACCAAGGAGGAGCAATCATTGTGCGTATATATTTGCCAGGTTCAAAATCATGCAAAAACTTCACATCAGCTTGAGGCATTTGCAAAAGAGCTTCTTGAAGCCGTTCAACTTTTTCTTTTAGCTGAACTGCTGGAAGAGTTTGTTTTTCAACTAATTGAGTATTCAAAACTGACCCCCTCCGATTCCTAATAAAGCAGTTAAATCAGTAAATACGCCTGTAGATGGGGTTATATTACCAATAGGAGTATTATTAATCTGACCACCATTAATTATGATGTAGTTTACTGTTTGACTAACCACATTAGGGTTTTGAAGCCAAATAAGCCATTCTCTAGCTGGCCTTTGAGTTAAAGGATCTAAAAATTGGCTTTGAGGATACCTAATATTGGTATTAATTGGCCCTGTAGCCATTAATTTTCCCCACCTTCAGCCTTTAAGTTAGCAGAAACAATAACTGCTTTAATTGGATCAGAAACGGCTACTTCATAAATTCGATCTCTTGACCATCCTAATCTGCGCCAAATAGCACGATTATTGTATTTTCCAACTTTGCCAATAGTTACCCAATGCTCATTAGACCATGTAGAACCGCCATCAGATGACCAACGGAGCATAGACTGAGGATCATCACCTTGACCAGTTTGCAAGCCTACGCCTGGCTGAAATTGGATCTGCATTTCTGCAAAATATTGACGTTGAAGGTCTGAAACTAAATGAGGGCATCTACGCAATCTACGAATCGTATTGCCATTATCTGTATAAACTTCATTGTTTAACTGATAAATTTTGCCATTTTCGTAATCGCCTACTAAATAGACGTTTCCAAAAAAAGCACCGCAATTTGAACGATGACGATGATAGCCAGTTAAATTATCCCAAGAAAGCCATTTATGCCAAGATTTAGTGGTTAAGTCATAAACCCAAGTCAAATCAATAGAAGGGAAAACGACCACATACATTTCATGGCCTTCTAAACGATAGGTATAGGTTCTAGCATCATCAATCTTTTGATTCATCAAAGACTGCTCAACGGCATGATTTGATAATCTGACAAAGGTATAGCCTTGAATTGCGCCAATAATTCCTTGACCACGAGCATCTTGAGAAACAAACATAAGCTGTTCTTCAAATTGATATACGCTATTTACCGCAGCGCAACCATGTTGCATCATAGTGCCTGAAATACGGCTAAATGGGAAAGTAGTCAATCCTGAGATCTGACTGCCGACATCCACCCAAACTTCGGTAGTTTGCGAGCCAAATAGATAAACTTGCCTATGATCGGCAACTACCGCTACGATAGGATCAGGCTCACCATCTTTTGTGCCGTAATAAGCATTAGTCGAATAAGGTGAAGAAATATCAGTTGCAGCCCAGTTATTAGTACCAGGCTCGTTGTAAATGTTATAGTTGTCGATTACATCAACGCAAGTAGCACCTTGCCAAGGGCCATCTGTAGAAGCTAATTGCGTAAATGTATTAGTTAAAGGCACATAAAAATAACGATTAGGGCCATCTACAATATAAGCAAAAATGCCGTCTTGAGGATCTCTATTGTAGGAAATCTGACAATTTCCGCTAGTAGTGCTTAAAGTTCCAATTTGAGTAACTGTGTAAGATAAATCAATCTTATAAACTTGATTAGCGCAAACCATAATCATAACGAATGGATCTGTTCCATATAAAGGCTGCATTGCCCTTACTTCGCCTGGAAACAGTTGAGCTACTTCTACGATGCCTGGAGTTGGATATAAAGCTATTGCACCCCTAGAACCTTGACCTTTATTAGGATCAATTTCTAGGTAAAAGTTGATACATTCCTGATCATCTTGATAGATGGAAGGAGCTTCATAGGAAGGGCCAACAAAGCCAAAATCCATAAATTACTCGCTTTCCTTGTATGAATCACCACGCAACAAGGTTTTCATGCTTGCACGACTTATATTAAATTTTTCCATTAATTGTGGAATAGTCATACCAGTTTTCCTAAGTAAACGAGCTTCTCTAGCTTGTTCCATTGTAAGCTTGCAACGAGGGCCTTTACCACCACTAAAGTCTGGGCTACGACCTTTTGCAGCTTTATCAGCCATATTGTCAGCATGAGTGCCAACCCATAAATGCTTTGGATTGCAACAAGAAGGATTATCGCAAGTATGTAAAAGAAAGCCTGTTTCATTTTGAGAAGTTGGAGCATTAAGATTGATTGTATTTGGATAGACAAGCGAATAGATGACTCTATGGGCATAGTAGCCTTTGTCATTAATCCAAGTCCTTCCATATCCATCATGATTCCTAAAGCCTTTCCATTCCCAACATTCATCTTCACCACGCTTATCAATTTTGCTCCAAAGAACTTCAGGAGTGTTTGCTGGTCTACCGCAATTTGGTGAACCAAGCCCAGCTTTTCTAAGTTGATACCAATGTCTTTGTTTTGCCAACTTTTCTTCTTTTGTATACATAAAAATCTCCTGTTGTAAGAAATTTCACTATACATAAAAGAATCAATCTTGTCAAACAATCCTCTACCTGAAAAAACCCCCACTCAAAATCCACCCTGCGTCTTTTGCTCTGCCAACAAGCATAGAGTCTGGATAACCAGCAGCAGCTATTGGTCGCATATTATTGCGTTTAATAGTCGATTTAGATTGAGCTGCATAAGCATTAATCATGCCAATTTGCGTTGCAGAAGCTTTACCATACATAGGCATCAATCGTTCAGCCAAATTCCATCTAAGGGCCATTGAATAGCCTTGTGGAAGAACAATATCGTCATACAAGGTTTCATAGTTGCTAAAAATAGTAGATGAGAACATATGCATCTCACCTTGGCTTGGATTAGGCCATACAAAGACGTTACCAGTATCCGCATTAGGATTGTAATAAAGGGCTTTAGGCCAAGGGCCATTTAAAGTCTTTAAACCAATTTGATTGTAATTATCCAAAGACAAAACAGCTACTTGGTAATCTAAACCGCCATTAGGTACAGCTTGACCATTAGACTGAGTGTTTACCCTTACATAAGCTTGATCAATAAACAATGGTTTTTGATAATAAGCAGTAATAAGTTGAGAAGCTACTGGAGTTGGATAAGTAATATTTAATCGATAAGTACCAACTTCATTAACTTGACCGCCAGCACCAGTAATAAATTCAACAATCTTAGTGCCAGCAATAATTCCTGTGCCTTTTAATGTCTGTCCTTGAGCTACTGCGCCAGTTGTAAGGCTAGTAACAGTCAAAACATTGCCAGCAATAGAGCCTGTAAAAGAAGCTCCAATGTAGTTTGCAGTTGATGGATTAGGGCCAATAGTGTATTGAACCTGACCGCTAATCAAAGGAAATATGATTTCTGTGGTGTTAAAAACCATCATATCTTCGTTTGACCATTGATCAATCAGGTCATTAAGCATATCAAAAGCATCTTGAGCTGCATCAGCCGTTGGAACTTCACCAGCTTCTAATGCGCCAATATCTTTTAATGCTCTACTAATAATATCTAATGGCTTAGTCATATTAAATACCGCCTGTAGCTGGAAGTTCAGTAGGGATTCTTAAATCAGTTAAGTTAAACCAAGAGTATGTACTATAAGTTGTTCTATTTGGATATAAAGAACAAGCTCCTGTATTAGAAACAAAAACAGAAACCAAAGACAATTTCCCAGTTGCATCAAGCCCTGTCATGGTTGTGTAAAACTCTAAGTTATATGGAGCCATACCATCTTGTAATTGTAAAAAAGTATCACTAGTAGCGGAAGCAGCTTTAATACGACCATAACCATTTGTATAGCCGCTTTTTACAATTACACCAACAGATTGACCTGAATAAGCAACAGCCCATCCATTAACTAATGTTGCTGGATTATTAGAACCTAAAATTGTTCCATAAGATTGACCCATTGTTACTTGGGAATTAATGTTAATAGTTGAATTTGATGCTATTGCACCACCAGCATTAGCCACATTAATATTATTTAATACATGATGAGCAGGAGAAGGGGATGCTGTAAATAACACACCACCAGCAGAAGCACTTGTTACGGCAACACGAATATTACTAACAGTCACAGTTTCAGGAGTTTGTCCTGCTACTGGGTCTGCACTAATGGATAAACCATATCCTGAACTTGGTTCCCAAACTGTAAGATTGTCAATTACTACTGCATAAGCTGGTCCTCTAACATCAATACCACTTTGCGAATTTGTTACAGAAACATTGCTTAATGCAATAGCATATCCTGGATTGCTTGCAGAACAATCAATTCTACCACCTGTCCAAACACCATCAATCGTAATATTAGAAGCAGTTACGTTGTGTAGTTGAGTTGCTTCTGAAATAATTGCAAAACCTTCATAGGTTCTTGGTGCTAATGTATTAGTAACATATACGTTTGAAATGTTTACATCAGATACAGGAGCATAAGAATCTGACTTTAATTGGACTGCAATAGTATCGCTATCTTTACCATATATTCCGCTAAAATTACCATTAGATACTTTTAGAACAACACCAAACCAACCACCACAACCAACAATATTAGAACCATTTACATATTGCAAACTTTCCAATAAAACAGCATGAACAGCAGCAGAAGTGTCTGCAATGGAAGTGGCTAATTTAGCAAGTCCTACAACATTGTTTACATTAATATTGGTGTTAAGAGTTCCTGTTTGAGCAACATTATGTACAACTAAACCATCTATGCCATTGCCACTAAAATGAGCATTAACAAAAGTTGTTCCACAATCAACGCCAAAATTGCTTATGTTTATGTTGTTACCATCAATGACTATATTTCCTTGCAGTATTGTCCCACCAATTAAATGACTGTCATCGGCTGCAATTGCTGGCATACCTTCACCAACAATGCTGATATTAGAACGAGAAATTAATAATCCTGAAGTTCCTAAATAATATGTTCCAGCAGGAATATGCAATACACCGCCAACAGAAGGAATTGCTGCAATAGCATTTTGAAATGCCGTATAGTTATTTGTTACTCCATCACCTATTGCCCCAAAATCTAATACAGAAATTGATTCTTGTAATTTAGATTTAACATTTCTATTTACTGCTCCTGTTCCACCTTCGTTATAATAAACATTTGCTGAATCTACAGCATTTGAAGAAATCGGAGTTGCAGTTGTAAAATCAACCACATCTCCTAGATTTAAACCATCTACAAAAGTAACTACAGTTGAACTTGTTTCTGTGTAATTTGTTCCAAAAATTTGTTTAGATCCATTTACAAAAACCAATAAATTATTAGTTCCAGGTTGATATTGAATGGTAGTTAAAGTAAATACAGTTTGACCTTGAGTTGCAGTTTGTTTTTCTTCTTGAGAAGTAAAAGCAACAAAGTTTGAATTAATTCCAACTAAATTGTCATAAGAACCAATTAAAACAAAAGCTGAAGTTTCAACTACAAATTTATAAGAAACACCATCTGAAAGCCAAATTTCGCCACCTGGCACACGACCAGAAGCATCTAAAACAATAGGATTTGAATGTTGAATTAGTCCTGAACCGCTTGTATAAGCAGCTTGTGGAGTAGATGTTCCTGCTGCATAAGTGTATATAAGGCCACCAGCAAGAGGAACTCCATTATTATCAAATAGCTGTGCGCCAGCTCCAAAAACAGGGGAAAGGTTAACTGCCATTTATAGCTCCTAATTAGGGGTAAAGACTTGAGGCAACCAAGGCGCAACAACAGAATCTTGCTTATTTAGCTCATTTAACTGTTCTTCTAACCTAGATTTTATAAGGTTTATGCCGTCTTTCATAGTTTCTTGTTCAATCCAAGAAGCCATTATTTCTTCTGTAACTTGTTCAAAAGGAACTTTTAATGAAGGACTATCAAACCACCAGTTACCTTCAGTTTCCACAATCTGATCTTGATCAGAAAGTTCTACTTTGTATTTGGCATGAGTAATCAAACCATTAATGGCTGATATATCAAGAATTGACCATTTATAATTCATTTTGCTACCCAACCAGTATTTCCAGAGCCTGATTCTTTTACATATAAAGTAGTAGAAGTTCCACCATCTGTTCTTGTAAACATAGAACCAACTACGGCAGTTACTACTCCATTAGGACTTCCTGAACCACTTGTCCATATAGGAGTTCCATCCCCAGGAGCAAAAGTATTAGTAGCAACACCATTATTAGTGCCTGTTAATTTATAGGCATTAGGATTTGTGCTGTTAGGGGTGTTATTTTCTGTCACCCAACTTACACCAACATTTCCTGAACCAGAATTTCCTTGTCTAATTGTGCAATTTGTATCAACAAATTTATTATTAAATGAATATAAATAATTAGTATTTGCTACATTATCTGTAATCATTTGATAACGGATAGTAGTAGGCTGTGTTGCATAAGTTGTTTGACGACAACCTAAAATATTTACATGAGAAGTGTTATAAACACTAAATAAAGTTGTCGTATTGGAATTTTGATAAATATCAATATCATCACCAATAATATTTACAGAATCCGTATTTGTGAATGAATAACAAGTAAAGTTTCCTGCATATGGATTGCCTTCAATATGGCTTACATAAAAATTTATTGAACCACAAGAAGATAATGTAAAGGCATTTGTATTTGTTACAGTATAAGAAAGAGAGCCAATATCTACAGCACAATTTCTAAATTCGCCATCTGTTACATTGTATAAATAATAACCAGTTCCACAAGACAAAGCATAGCATCTATCAAAAACAGTAGTAGTAGCAGAACCTGGAGTGCTTGTATTTTGAAATCCAGTAGTGCATTGTTGTGCTGAACAATCTTGAACTAAAGTTAATGCTGTTGTTGTTGCAAAATTAAAACCAATATGAAAATATGCAACATTTACATTAGAAAAATAAGTTGATATTGGATTAGTTGTTACTATTGCAGCTAATGTAGAAGTTTGAGGAGAGCCATTTCTAGTAATAACAATATTATTAAATATTACATTTCCACTAGAAAAAGAGAATCCATTAATATCTCCAGTAACATTAAAAACAGCATTATTACCATTAATAATAATATCTCCTGTTTTTGTTAATACAGAAGTTATTTTGTATGTTTTTCCTGCAACAAAATTAAGAACAGATGATGCATTTAAAGCATTTTGAATAGCCGTTGTATCATCAGTAGTTCCATCACCTACTGCTCCAAAATCACCAACAGAAACTGTTTCTTCTAATTTTTGATTAATTGTTCTATTGACTGCACCTACAGGAGTAGAGCCACCATTTTTAAAGTCAATTTTTGGAATAAGTGTAGTCATAATTTAACCTTATGGGTGAGATGCTACATAAGCATCAAATTTTTCGTTTAATTCTTGAATTGATTTTGTTAAAAGACCAATTAGAAATGAAGAATCCATTTGCTGATAAACAGGGTTTCCGTCTTTATCAACAGCATCTTTTTCTCCAGTTACACAATCTGGCACAACTTCTTGTAATTCATGGGCAATAAAACCTTGTCCTGTTAATTCAGAATTTACCCATTTATAAGTTACTGGGTTTAATTTTGCAATAGTTTCCAAAGCGTTTTGCATTGGAGCTACATTTTCTTTTAATCTATAGTCTGAAGTAATGTTATAAGAAGTAGTTGTACCATTTGATGTAATACTTCCATGAGAAGTTCCTGCATCGCTAAAATAAACATGGTAATAAGTACCACCATTACTTACAGCGTATGAGTTATAGACATAACCACCAGCACCTAATTGATAACCGCCAATAGCACCATTACCATTTGCATAGACTTCATGATTTAAAGACGAACCACCAATATTCGTTATTGCTGTTCCACTTACAATACATTTGCCGTTTACAGATAAGTTAGTTGCTCCTGGATCTGTAGTGTTACCAATAGAAACACCGCCAGTAGGATACATACGCATTACTTCAGCAGGCGTTGTGCCGTTATATGTATTAAATGTAATACCACCACCAGACTCATAAGCGGATGCTGGGTATGCTTCTACAGAACACCATTTAAAAGACTCTGAAATATCACCAAGCTGTAGTTTTAAACCAGCTTTTTGTGTAAGCGTACTGTTATGGTATCTATTTTGAACAGTTAAATATGTAGTTGAAGCTTGGTCAACTCGGCAATCAATAATAGAAGTAGCAGATGTTCCTACGCCAAGACCTGTACTTGTATAAGTAAAAGCAGAAGTAGAACTAAATGCCCCTGTTCCATTGCCATAAGGAATATAGTTTGCAGTAAGACTTGTTAATCCTGTTCCACCAGCAGCAACTGGTAAAGTTCCAGCAGTTAAAGCTGAAGATGAAGTGGAATAAATGGCATTATTGGCTGCTGTAAATCCAGTTAATCCTGTTCCACCATATCCAGTTGCCAACAATCCTGCAACAGTTACAGCACCTTTTGTGGCTGTGGAAGGTGTTAATCCAGTAGATCCAAAACTAATACTGGTAACAGCAAGAGTTGTAGGATCAGTCCATTGAGGCGCAGATCCACTAGAAGTTAAAAAGTAACCGCTAGTTCCAATATTTAATTGGCTTAGAGCTGTTCCTGAAGAATAGTAAGGAAGTTGACCAGCAGTCCATGAAGTAAGACCAGTACCACCAGCAGTTGTTGGAGTGGTTTTCCAGGCTATTACCTGAACAGAACCACCAGAATCTTTATAGAAAAGCTTGCCATCAGCAATATTGATGGCTAATTCAGAGCCTGTGGCGTTATTTAATAGATTGCCAGCAGTAGGAGCATTGCCTCCTGTAGAGCTTGAATATATTAATAGGGGGGTAAATCCTGTTTGCGCCATCTAGAAAGCTCCTCCACCCATACCGCCAGTAGAAGTTAGAACTCCTGTCGATGGGTTAAATTGAAGTTTAGTGGAAGAAGTTTTAACAGGCAAATTTCCTGTAGAACTACTTACGATTGTTGGATAAAAAGTTGCTGCTGTAGAAGTGTCATCAGTAATAGCTACGTTATTTGCATTTGTGGCAGTTGTAGCTGTTGTTGCACTTGCAGCAGAACCGCTAATATTGACCGCTAAAGAAGTAATTGATCCGCTTGCTGCGTTCAAAACTACGGCAGTTGTGCCAATATAAAGAGTTGAATTGCCTAAAACTCCACTAGGAATAGTTCCTGAAAGCTGTCCTGCTGGCAAAGAAGTTAAATTTGCGCCTGATCCGCTAAATCCTGTGGCTGTAAGAAGGCCAGTAGAAGGATTGAACTGGTACTTAGTAGAGCTTGTATATTCAGTTGTAAGGTTTCCAGTTGTTTGATTAGCGAACAAAGGATAACGAGTTGCATTTGTAGTGGTGTCATCGGTAACAGTCGCATAGGAAGTTGGAGTAGTCCAGGTTGGAGCCCCTGCACCTTGAGAGGTTAAAACTTGCCCTGTTGTACCTACTGCGCTAAAAGCATAAGCAGTACCAGTTCCATAGGCAATACCGCCAGCCGTAGGAGTTGCTGTAGAGTTTGTACCGCCTGAAGCAATCGCTAAAGCTGTTCCTAAAGAGAAAATACCAGCAGAGCTAATTGTTGCTGCATCAGTAGCACCACCATTTACTACAAAATGAATAGCATTAGCAGTTGTTGTGCCAATCGCTAAATCGACAGTAGTAGCAGTTAAATAGACATTATTTGCCTGATTAAATGCGCCTGTGCCTGTAAAGGCATTGCCGTTCATACCAAAGTCACCATAATAGGTGGTATCGGTAGAGTTGTAATTATTAACAATATAGTCTGTAGAAGCAGTTGTGCTTGTATTGTTTGTATTGCTAATAATTACTTGATTGAACGATGTAGCAGAGCTTTGCGCTGTAATTAAAGCATTAGCTGGCGTATATGGCAAAGTGCCAATAGTCAGACTTGTTGCAGTTGCAGTATTTAATCTTGATACATTGGCAGTAAGAATATCAAAAGTACCATCACCAGCAGTTGTTCCACCGATTGCTACTCCATTTAAAGTGCCACCAGTAATTGCAACGCCATTAGCGTTTTGAGTTGACATAGTACCCAAACCAGTAATTGCTGTATTTGGGATTGTTGCAGAAGCTGTAAATGCGCCTGTTCCATTGCCTTTAACATAGCCTGTCAAAGTAGCTGCGCCTGTACCACCTGAAGCTACAGGCAAAGGACTAGAAAGACCTGAAATAGTACCGCCAGTAATTGCTACAGCATTGGCATTTTGAGTTGACATTGTGCCAAGGCCAGTAATATCTGAACTTGGAATAGAAGCAACTGTGCTAAATGCCGTTGTGCCACTAGCTTTTAAATATCCAGCAGTAAATGTTGTTGCCCCAGTACCGCCATAAGCAACACCAATAGTAGTTGCGTTCCAAGTTCCAGCAGTCAATGTTCCTACACCAGTAATTCCAGTATAAGAACCGCTAATCAAGCTAGAACTAATTGTTCCGCTTGTAATTTGAGTAGCAGCAATAGCAATAGGCTGGTCAAAAATGTTAGTGAGTTGCCCTTGCTGATTTACTGTTTGAGTAATCGTTCTTGCAGCATTTCCATAAGTGCCAGTAGTAACGGCAGTATTGGTAATACTAAAAGTATTAGAAGCAAGGGTTAACCCTGTGCCAGCATAATAAGTAGAGATTCCAGAGAACTGAACAAAAGTAATTGGAGTAACTCCAATAGTTCCTGTATCAGCAGAAGTAGATACCCATGCAGTATTTGCTTGAGAGCCGTATAAAACGACTGTGTAGGCTCCTGGCACTTCTGCCCATACATCCATGTCAACTGCTCTAGTCCATGCGCTTGCAGAGGCTACATAAATGCCGTTATCGGCTGTTGCTGTTTGATTCTTAACTAATACTCGATTACCAGCCAAGACTGAATAACCATCAATCGTCTGTAAACCTGACAAAGTAATATTAGTTAAAGTTCCTACTTTACAAGCAGCTTTAGGGTTTAAGCCTTGAGCAATAGTATCTACATACAGTTTATTTGTTATATCGGTAGCAGAAGAAGGAGCAGTTGAAATCTGACCAGTAGCTGTAGAGATATTAGTAAAAACGCCAGTAGAAGGGCTTGTAGCTCCGATTGTGGTGCTATTAATCGTACTATTGGTAATGGTTAACCCTGATTGAACAGGATTAAGCGTTGCATAAAAAGGCTGACCCTGACCTATAAATGTTTGGAAATTTCCATAAACATCAAAATAAGCCTGAACTGGCAGTAGGTTTTGATCTACTGTTGAAGAAGGGCCAGCCATAATGCTCCTTAATAAGCCATTGCCATAAATAGAATAACATCGCCAGCAGTCATATTTGCAGCCAAGCCTGAAGTGATGCTAAAACTAGTTACGGAAATAGAAGTGGTAGTGCTTCCAGTTTGTTGTAAAAACAATGTTGTGCCAGCCGTTACATCAAAAGCTTGACATACCCAACCATTAGCTGCTGCTGGCAAAGTAATTGTTCCTCCAGCAGCACCGCCAGTACCAACTACTACTTTAAATGCAGCAGTATTTGTTCCAGTAATTGTTGGTGAAGTACCAAATCCTGAAGCAACAGTTGGATTTACGCTTGAAATTACCAATGATCCGTCAAGCGAAAGAGTCGCTGGATTTTCAGCATTTCCACTTAAAGGTGGTGAAAAATATGCACCACCTGGGCCAACTAAACCCAAACAAGCTCCAGCAGTATTAAATGCAGCTTGAACTGGAACAATATTTTGAGTTGAAGTGCTTGCTACAGCGTTAGAAGTTGCCATTATGAAATTCCTTCACCAGGAGTAATTTCTGCACTTGCGGATGCACTAGAAATAAACCACGCATTAGGTGGAATAGAACTAAAAACACCAACAGCATTAGCAGGAATAGCTAATACATTCATAGAAGGCACACCAGCAGTAGGAGCAGTTGCAACAGGAGTAACTGTTGCATCATTAGGTTCTTGAGGAGCCCATCCTACATGAATTAAGCTAGAAGTAATGTTGCAAATACGATACCCAGAAGGATACACATTATTGCTACTTTTAACTTGAACGGCTGATGTTCCAACCAAATAAGTAGCTCCAAAAGGAGAAAAAGCCGAATTGTAAGCCATGATGTAGCTCCTTAAACAGCCGTTACAGGCAATGAACCTTCAGGTCGTACAACTTGAATTGTATAAACACCAGCAGCAGGAGTCAAAGTACCAGCAGTAATGTTGCCAAACTGAACAGACAATACGCCAGCAGTTAAACAATCAGCTTCAGCAACAATAATGCCTGAAGTTTGAGTGCCGTTATATCCAATTACAGAAACAATGTCAGTAGTTTGCAAGCCAGGCACATTAAATGTCTGAGATGGGCTAACGTATGTCAATACTGAAACTGGAGTAAGTGATGGAGCAATGTAGAAAGTGCTAATTGCATTTCCACGAGCAATAGTAGTAGAAGGCATGATTTTTCCTTTAGATAAGGTACTTCAATTATATGTTAAATAAGAAAAAAGCCATACTTTTTGGGCATGGCTTTTATCCTAATACTTCAAGATACTTGATATTAACTAAAGTCGTAACCATAAACGTAAACATCAACTGTACCTACTACCGCAGTAGTAGTTGCAATATTGACAAATAACGCTTGTTGGTTATAAGACGTTACCACCGCAGAAGCTGCCACTTGGCTTACACCAAGAACTGTAGCTAACTGTGAAGCAGTAATAGCACCAAACAATGAAGTTGGTGTACCACTACCTGTTGTAGTAATGCCTAATACTAAACTTGTTAAAGTACCTGTAGCTGCACCTGCATTATTAGAGTTAGTAACTACTAATAAGTTAGGCTGGTAAGTTGTAGAGTTAATGATTGGCAAAGGGAAGAAACTTCCTGATGCTGCATTTACATTCACACCTTTAAGTACACCCAATAATCGTTGCGCTTGATTAGTTGTTACATTACTTGGGTGAGCCGAAGTGGTTACTGCTGGTCCTGGATTAGACATAATAGTTTTCCTTTATCCGTTAATTATTAAGCTGCAACTCGGCAAGCGAGTTCAGGATACAAAGGAGCCCAACCATACAGAACGTCAACACGAGTAGGGATTGAGTCATTGTTAATGGTGTATTGACGAACTACACGCATTGATAGACCAATTTCCTTGTCGCTTGCACGACCAGCAAAGTGAACGCCTTCAGGCAACTCAAGGTCAGCCATAGCCATTGTGAACGCATTGCGATGCATTACGATGTTTTGTGGAGAAACTAAACCATTTCCACTTGCATTGTATTGTGAAGCAAAGAATGTCACAGCAGCAGAAGCAGCAGGAACAGGAATACTTACGTTCTGGAACTGACCGCCAGAGATAACTGCTGGAGATACGATTACAGAAACAGAAGCACCTGAAGCTACGCTAACAGCAGATTTAACTACGAATGAACGCAGTTTGTTTGTGCCGTATGGTTGGCGATTTTGTGGGTTAGTTGCATATACACCAGCGATAGTGAAAGTGTCACCAGCGTTCAAGTTGATTGTGCCTGTATTAGCAGCAGTCAAAGTGATAGTGGACTGTGAAGCCCAACCAGATGTCAAGAAACCAGTTGCAGTTGTTGTAGCTACAGAAGCAGTTACAGTTGAGCTAGAGAAGTTACCAAAAGTTTGTGACACGATGTTTTGGTCAAGCTTCCAGTTCATACCGCCTGAATCACGACCCATCAAGCCTTTTGTATATTGGCTAGAGATCTGCTCAGTAGGAACAAATAAACCTTTCAAGCTGTCAACGATAGTTGCAGAAGTGAACGGCTCAACGATACATGATCTACGACCATCACGAGGTGCGCCTTCGGAATCGAGGTAAGCCTGTGCTGACAAGTATGTATACAAGCCAGTTGGAGGAGTACCAGCAGTACCAACGATGTTAGCTGTGTTTAAAGCAGCAGTAGTCGTGCCATCAAAGTCAATTTTGTTGGCAATAGCAGCTACAGCAGGCTTTAGGATTCTGTCGCTAAACATATCCAAGGACAATGCTAAGTCCTGTGTTGTGAATTGTGTCATTCTGTTACCCCTACGCTGTTCTGTAGTGGAGCTTCCGCTTCAGGTCGCTCTCATCGGTTTCTTGTTAAGTTATCCCAATGTTCAGACTATCGCATCCCTTTATCAGGGTTCTCTCACTTAGTCGTTCACGCTGCACAGTTGCCTTGCTTGCGCCCTGTCGCCCACTTCTGGGCTTCCAAGTCAATCAGAGAGAATTTTGCCAATCAAGCAGCTAGTAAATAAGCCTCTTGATATGTGGACATACGTTTATCCACATGGAACTGGGTTGATAAAGTAACAGGAACTGAAGTTTCGTTCAAGTCCTCTACGTTTAAAGCTGGGCCAGTTGTACCGATGAAACGACCAGGTCTACGAACGTTAACTGTTGCGCCAATTTTTGCGCCAACAACAGCGAATTGGTCATCATAGTTGCGGTCTACTTCTGATGTAAATGTTAATTCGTTTTCTAAAACCATCAACGCTTCGTTGGTGATTTTAGAGATAGTTAATAGCGTATTTGCCATTTTAATTCTCCAAAAAAATTAGGTTTATCTGACTTTTCCAGCCTGTCTTGCAGCTTTCCATTGAGCATAAGTGCCATGAAATTCACCATTGGTGTCTATCATCACATCTTTGCCAA